CATCAAAGTTAGAATGGATTGATTGATAAATGGCTCAGTGGAATATAACTACTCAAGATTATTTAAATCAGGAAAGATCTTTATTTGAAGTCGTAGGTGTTGCATCAAGTGATGGACAAATAATTAGCCTACAAAACCCGTTTCCAGTTACTGGAACTATTGGAATTTCATCAGAAACACCAATAACTATTAATCCAGATACAAATTCTTTTGATGCGTTTGGTAGGGCAAGAGTTTCTGAACTGTTTACTCTTGGTGACTATAAGCACCTTTATGCTATTGATCCAAACTTTTTGGATAGTGTTTCTGGTGCAGGATCAACAGTAGGATTTTCTACAAATCAAGCAGCAGCAAGACTCCAAACTGGTATTGGAACAACTGCATTTAGTGTCCACCAAACAAAGTTTTATCATCACTATCAACCAGGAAAAGGACAATTAATTTTTAGTTCTTTTAACTTTTATGCACCGCAACAGAATGCAACTAAAAGAACTGGATATTTTGATGATAGAGATGGAATTTATTTTGAACAGGTTGGACTCAATACTTCTGATGGAATAAGTGCGGGAATTGGAACTCATAATTGGGTAATCAGAACTTTCACAAGTGGTATTGCGACAGAAACTAGAATTCCACAATCACAATGGAATAAAGATAAATGTGATGGGACAGGTACTTCTGGATTTAATTTAGATATTACAAAAACTCAACTTGCATTTATAGATTTCCAGTGGTTAGGTGTTGGTAGAGTTCGTTGTGGTTTTGCTCATAATGGGCAACTTATTACTGCTCATGAATTTAATCATTCAAATTATTTTGATAAAGTTTATATTGCAAACCCAAATCTACCAGTTCGTTGTGAAATAAGAAATACTGGTGTAGGTATTGGGGCATCATTCGATCAGATTTGTTCCTCTGTAATGTCAGAAGGTGGATATGTAGAAAGTGGTATTGATTTTGCTTATACAATGACATCTACAAGAACCACACCAACACCAGCAGGAACAGAACTTCCTTTGGTTGCAATTCGCCTCAAAAACACATTCCAAGGATACCCAAATAGAATATCAGTTAGAATGAATAATCTTTCACTTTTTTGTGAAACCAATAGCATTGTTTATAAAGTTGTAAAACTTCCAAGTTCTGCTTATTTAAGTAATGCAGGAACTTTAACTTGGACTTCTGCCTCTAACAATAGTGGCGTTGAATATTGCGTAGATGCTACAACTTATAGTGATGGCGATGTTTTTGCATCAGGTTATGTTCCTTCTGGAGCATCACAAAACTCACTTTCACCAGTTGCTTCTGGTTCGTTAACAGCAGCAAAGAAAAATATTATCGTTCAAAATATAGATTCATCAAACTCTGAAATTTATGTGATTGTGGTAAGAACTATTACAACTACAGGCAATGCTGTCGCTAACGTTGCTGCTGCTATTCAATGGAGAGAGATTTATTAATTTAATAAATAACTAAAAGTGTACTATAAAAAATAATGGCTCATAGACCAGTTGGAGCTGGAGCATCATTTGCATTTACTGCAGGAGCTGCATCCACATCATCCACATTTTCAGTTCAATCAAGTGTTTTGAGAGTAGTTGCTGTTAATGCAGGTGCTCATATTGCAGTAGGTTCAACTCCTTCAGCAACTAGTGCAGATTATTATGTTCCTGCAGGTGAGACAGCAACTCTTGCGCTGACTAAAGCATCCAATCGTGTAGTTGGTGTAACAACAGGAACTACTACAATCGTAACTGTTCCAGAGGGAACACAAGTTCCTTTTGGTATTGGTGATTATGTTACATTAAGCGCAACTGGACAATCATATTATGATTTTACACATAAACAAGTTTTATCAGTAGATACCTCTGCGGGTGTAAATGGTTATTATCAAACTAGAATGACTGTTGCTCACAATTCAAGTGGCATTTCAACTGCATTTGGATCATCAGATGCATCAGTAACAGCATCAAATAAAGTTTCTGCCTATGGTGCTGGTGCAGGAACTCTCTATTACCAACAAGTACAAATTACGGGAGACGCCTGATGAAACTCATCACAGAAGAAATAGAAAAGGTTGAAGTTATTACCGAAGGAACTGGAAAAAATCAAAAACTTTATATTAAGGGTCCATTCCTACAAGCAGAATGTGTAAATCGTAATGGACGTATGTATCCTATGTCCATTATGGAAAGAGAGGTGAAGCGTTATACCGAACAGTATGTTCAAAAAGGACGTGCTTTAGGTGAACTTGGACATCCAGATGGACCAACAGTAAATTTAGATAGAGTTTCTCATAAAATCGTTGATCTTCAAAAAGAAGGTAATAATTTTATCGGAAAGGCTCAGATTCTTTCCACTCCAATGGGAAAAATTGCAGAATCACTTCTTAAAGAAGGTGTTTGTCTTGGCGTTTCCTCTCGTGGTATTGGTTCATTAAGAGAAAATATCAAAGGTGGTTATAAAGAAGTTGGTGAAGATTTTATGTTAGCAACTGCTGCCGATATTGTTGCTGATCCTTCTGCACCTGATGCTTTTGTTCAGGGAATCATGGAAGGAAAAGAGTGGATCTGGGATGGAGGAATGCTGCGCGAAAAAATGGCAGAGCAAACTCAAAGAAGAATTAATACTCTCGTGGATAATAAACTACTTGAAGAGTATAAGTTGAGTTTATTCAATGAGTTTTTAAATTCATTGTAATTTATTAAATTATAAATAAATATAGTTTATAACGTAAGGTTAAACGGAGAGTTCAAATGTCTCGTGGAGATTTACAAGAAATGGAAGTAGGCACAAAGCAATCCAGAACCGCTGTTAATGCTAATGCAAAAGCTGCGGATGCAATGCCACATCTTTCTGGCGCAACGCCAGGACAAACTGGAGGATGGGAAGATCTTGGAGGACCAGATCCTACCAATTATCGTCCAGATGATGATTCAGCAAAACTCAATACACCTGGAGCAACTCTTAAGCAAGTTAAGGATGTTGTAAATAAGTCTGCATCTGCTGCTGAAGAAATGAAAGGCGTAAAGGAAGAAGAAGAATTCGAAGATGAAGACCTCATTGAAGAAGAAAATGAAGAATATGATGAAGAAGAGATTGTAGAAGCAAAACACAAAAAAGATAATGAAGATAATGAAGATAATGAAGATGATGAAGATGAAGAAGATGAAGAAGAAGTAGAAGAAGAGTTTAACATTGATGAAGATGTAAATGCTCTTCTTGAAGGCGAAAATCTTTCCGAAGAATTTCAAGATAAGGCACGCACCATCTTTGAAGCTGCTCTTCGCTCTAAAGTTTTTCAGATTCAAGAAAAAATTGAAGAGCAGTATGCAGTTGCTCTCGCAGAGGAAGTTGAAGAAATTAAGACCGAACTTGCAGAGCGCGTAGACTCTTATTTAGAGTATGTTGCTGATGAGTGGTTTAATGAAAACTCACTCGTAATCGAAAATGGTCTTAAGACCGAAATGACCGAATCATTCCTCCAAGGAATGAAGGGTCTTTTTGAAGAACATTATGTATCAATCCCTGAAGATAAATATGATGTACTTGAGAGTATGGTAGAAAAACTTGATGATATGGAGACAAAACTCAACGAGCAAATTGAGAAAAACGTTTTCCTAAACAAGCGTCTCGCAGAGTCGGTTGCTGACGGAATCTTTGAACAGGTCTCTGAGGGCCTTGCTGCTACTCAGAAAGACAAGCTCGCTTCACTTGCCGAAAGTGTTGAGTTTGAAAGTGAAACAGAATATCGTGAAAAACTGGAGACATTGAAGGAATCATATTTTCCTTCAAGAGTAGTTTCTCCATTGGCTAAAACTGAAACTCTATCAGAAAGCACCGAAATGACTCCAGAACACATTTCTGATTCAATGTCTGCTTATCTGAAGACTCTTTCAGCATTCAGCAAATAATTGAATTTAATATAATTCAAACACAAAAACGCACTTTAGTAAAAGGTAAAAAGCAAATGTTCCATTCCGAGCATCTGCAGGAAAAGTGGGCACCTCTCCTCAACTATGAGGGTCTTGATCCAATCAAAGATTCGCATCGTAAGGCTGTAACCGCTGTCCTGTTAGAAAATCAAGAAAGATTTTTAAGAGAAGAGCAGTCATTCCAAGTTGGAAATCTATCCAACTTAATGGAGACTCCAACCAACTACGCAAACACTGCTGGATCTGGCGGTGGTTTCGGTGGTGGTGCTGGTCTTGCTGCTGGACCTAACGCAGGTTTCGATCCCGTTCTGATTTCACTCATTCGTCGTTCAATGCCTAACCTGGTCGCTTATGACCTTGCTGGTGTTCAACCAATGAGCGGTCCTACTGGACTCATCTTCGCAATGCGTTCTCAGTACTACAAAGAAGGCGCAAGAAGTGAAGCCTTCTATAATGAGGCTGATAGTGCATTCTCTGGTCAGGACTATGGTTTCGATGAAACCGCAGGAATGACTGAAAGTGGAGTTGGTATGGGTGCAACAACCCAAGCAGGAACCAACCCATCAGTTCTAAATCCAGTTGGAACTGCAACTTCCACGGCTTACAATGTAGGTCAAGGAATGGTCACTGGTGATGCAGAAAATCTTGATGGCACAGGTAATGATGCATTTAACCAGATGGCTTTCTCAATCGAGAAAGTTACCGTTACTGCAAAGTCACGCGCTCTGAAAGCCGAGTATTCATTAGAACTCGCTCAGGACCTCAAGGCAATCCACGGTCTAAACGCAGAAGCAGAACTTGCTAACATTCTCTCCACTGAGATCCTTGCAGAAATCAACCGCGAAGTTATCAGAACCATCTATAAGGTTGCTGAGCAAGGTGCTGTACAGAACGTTGCAACCCCAGGTATCTTCGACCTAGATATCGACTCCAACGGTCGTTGGTCAGTTGAGAAGTTCAAGGGTCTCCTCTTCCAAATCGAGCGTGATGCTAACGCAATCGCACAAAGAACTCGTCGCGGAAAGGGCAACATCATCATGTGTTCTGCTGACGTTGCTTCAGCACTAACCATGGCTGGTGTTCTTGACTACACTCCTGCACTTAACGCTAACCTGAACGTTGATGACACCGGCAACACCTTTGCTGGTACTCTGATGGGCAAATTCCGCGTCTACATCGACCCATATTCTGCTAACCTGACTTCCGCTAATGGAACTCCAGGCAACCAGTATTATGTTGTTGGTTATAAGGGTTCTTCACCTTATGACGCTGGACTCTTCTATTGTCCTTATGTTCCTCTCCAAATGGTTCGTGCCGTTGGTGAGAACAGCTTCCAGCCTAAGATTGGCTTTAAGACCCGTTATGGTCTTGTTGCTAACCCATTCGCAGAAGGAACCAATCAGGGTCTCGGTCGTCTTCAGACTAACCAGAACCGTTACTACAGACGTGTTGCGGTCAAAAATCTCATGTAAATCTCATATGAGATTATCTGGAGGACCTCAAAGAGGTCCTCTTTTTTTATAGATAAAACAGTTAAAAACTTCGGTGATATGTTTTATATTTACAAATCAACTAATAAAACTAATAATAAATTTTATATTGGTAGGTGTAAAGGTCCTATTGAAAATAGAGAATATAAACACTGGTGGTATGCTACTAATAAAAATACCAATGCGCCGTTTCCAAATGCTTTACGTAAATATGGACGAAGTAATTTTATGTGGGAGATTATAGAAGAAACTAATGAGAATAATAATGGAGAAAGAGAAATATACTGGATAGATAAACTAAAACCACATTACAACGCCACTTTAGGTGGAGATGGTGGAACACTTGGTCGGCAATGCCCAGAACATGTAAAGGAGGCAACAAGACAATCAAGAATAGTATCTGTTAAGGATAGAAAAACAGGAAAAATTTACGAATCAATGAAAGATGCCAGAAAAGATACTGGAGTGTTGGAAAGTAGTATAAGTAGGTCAATAAAATATAATGGACCTGGTAGTAGATGGGAAAAGTTAATCTAAATAATTAAAAAAATGGCAACGAACATTTTTAAAAACCAGATAAAAAATAGAAACTTTTTATCTCCGGTTGGATTTAAATTTATTTTAAATAGAGCACCAAAAACTGCTTTTTTTAGCAATTCAGCAAATATACCAGGATTAACTCTAGGTATTGCCAACCAACCAACATATCTTAGAGATATTCCTCAACCTGGAGAAAAAATAGATTTTGAGGATTTCACTCTTAGATTTTTAGTTGACGAAGATTTAGAAAACTACAATGAAATTTCCAAGTGGATTCGCGGTCTTGGATTTCCCGAATCATTAGAAGAAATTTATAATTTGCAGACATCTAATCCAAATTTAGACCAACCGGCAAAAGGACAATTAAATTTGTATTCTGATGGAACTTTGAACGTTCTTACCAGCAGTCAAAATACAAACTTTAAAATTAAATTTAAAGATTTATTTCCTTATAATTTGACAACATTACAATTTGACGCAACAGATACTGATATTCAATACTTTACAGCTGAGGTATCTTTCAAGTATACTATATTCAATATAACTGACCTAAACGGCGATCCTTTATGAGTTTTGATCTTGATACCATTCAAAAGATGTGGGAACAAGATTCTAAAATGGACATTGATAACCTTCATACAGAATCTTTAAATATTCCCATTCTTCATGCAAAATATTTTGATCTATATAATACCATATTTCTTTTAAGAAAGAAAGCAGAGCAGCAAAAAAGAAATATCAGACATGAAAGATACGAATATTATTCTGGCAAAGCAGATCCTGAAGTATATGTAGATAATCCTTTTCCAAAAAAAATTCGTGATAAAGATACAATGCAAAAGTATCTTGATGCTGATGAAAAACTGTCTACAGTTTGTTTGAAAATAGATTATTACGATACTATGTTGGTTTATATTGAAAGCATTCTTAAAATGATTCAGAACAGAACTTATCAAATTAAAAATTCAATTGAGTTTATTCGTTTTCAGTCTGGACTAGGGTAAATAAATACTCATAGCATGATGATTGCTATGAGTGAAGTACTTATTGAAAAGAAAAATGAAGTTTTCCTGAAACTTCATTGCGAGCCACATATTCTCTACGAATTACAACCATATTTTACATTTGAGGTTGAATCAGCAAAATTCATGTCCCAGTATAGAAGTAGACACTGGGACGGAAAGATCAGGCTGTTAAGCACTCATACAGGAGAAATTTACGTCGGATTATTGGATAAAATAATCGACAAACTTTCTATACACAACTATCGTTATCAATTCAAAGAAAATAAATTTTATGGACAACCTTTTGAGGTAAATGAAAATATCTCATATGAAGGTGTCAAGGATTATATGGCATCTATATGCTCACATTCTCCACGTCAATACCAAATTGAGGGAGTATATGATGCTTTAAAACACAACCGAAAACTGCTGATATCACCAACTGCCTCAGGCAAATCTCTGATGATTTATTCAATTGTGAGATATTATGCAGATAAAGGACAAAAAATTCTTTTAGTTGTTCCAACGACATCTCTAGTAGAGCAGATGTATAAGGATTTTGAGGATTATGGTTGGAATGCTGAGTCATACTGCCACAAAATTTATTCTGGTAGAGAGAAAACAAATGAACATCCAGTCACGATTACTACTTGGCAATCTGTTTATAAATTAGAGCGTTCATTCTTTGAAGATTATAATGTAATTATAGGAGATGAAGCTCATCTATTCAAGAGCAAATCTCTTATTGAGATTATGACTAAACTTCATCATGCAAAATATCGTTTTGGATTTACAGGAACTCTCGATGGAACTCAAACTCATAAATGGGTTTTGGAAGGTTTATTTGGTCCATCATATAAGGTGACTAAAACTGATGAATTGATGAGACAAGGGCACCTTTCTCAATTAGATATTCAGTGTTTAGTTCTAAAGCATCCTCCGCAAAAGTTTGAGACTTATGAAGATGAGATTCAATATCTCATCTCACATGATCAAAGAAATAAATTTATTTCAAATCTTGCACTAGATCTTAAAGGAAATACTTTAGTATTGTTTTCCAGAGTGGAAACACATGGAGCAATACTTTATGAAAAGATAAATACTAACAAGCGAGGTGATCGTAAAGTATTTTTTATTCATGGAGGAGTTGATACTGAAGAAAGAGAACTGGTCAGAGAAATAACAGAAAGAGAAAATAACGCAATCATTGTTGCCTCTTATGGAACTTTTTCTACAGGTATTAATATTAAGAACCTTCATAATGTTATCTTTGCTTCACCAAGTAAATCAAGAATCAGAAATCTTCAATCAATTGGAAGAGTACTTAGAAAAGGAAAAAATAAATCTAAAGCAGTCTTGTATGACATCTCTGATGATTGTACATATAACTCAAGAAAAAACTATACGTTAAATCATCTCATAGAAAGAATCAAAATTTATAATGAAGAAAATTTTAACTATGAAATAATCACAATACAACTTAAGAAAAAATGATAGAAGATGATTTTTATGCAACACTTAAGCTAAGAACCGGTGAAGAAATCTTTGCTAAGGTAGCAGCTTCTGAAGAAGAGGATAGAACAATATTGATAGTTTCTAATCCTATTATTGTTTGTGAACTTAAAGGAAGAGGTGGAATAATAGGATATAAATTAGAACCTTGGTTAAAAACTACTACCGAAGACATGTTTATTATCAACTTAAATGAGATTATTACAATGTCTGAGTCTTCTGATATTGAAATGATAATGATGTATCAAAATTATATTCGACAATCAAATAAGAATAATTCAAGTAAGCATTCTCAAATTAATCGTAGAATGGGATATATTGCCAACGTTAATGATGCCAAAGAGATCTTAGAGAAACTCTATAAAAATAGCTAAAGCTAATCTTTTGAACCTCCACAAAGGTAATTGTACAGGTTTTTAAGTACCTTGTCAAGCAGTTAAGTTTATGTTATTATACCTACATAATAATGATAAAAACTTATGATAACTACAGCAGTTATGACCAAAAGAAAAAGGTCAGAGCATTATGTTAACAACAAAGAGTTTCTTGCAGCACTCATTAAGTACCGCGAAGATAAAGAAATTGCATTGATTCAAGGAAAACCAAAACCTCCGATTCCTCGCTACATCGGAGAGTGCTTCTTGAAGATTGCAAATCATTTATCCTTCAAACCAAACTTCGTGAACTATATGTTTAAGGAAGACATGATTTCTGACGGTATTGAAAATTGTGTGCAGTACATTCATAATTTCAATCCAGAGAAGTCGCAAAATCCTTTTGCATACTTCACTCAAATTATTCACTATGCTTTCCTTCGCCGCATTCAAAGAGAAAAGCGTCAGTTAGAAATTAAAAACAAAATCCTTGAGCGTTCTGGGTATTCTGAAGTATTCGAAGACAATTCACTTGACGGATCTAATTACAGCGACTATAATAGTATTAAGGATAATGTTCACTCAAAACTTCGATATTGAATGAAAGTCGCTATCATTACTGATCAGCATTTTGGTGCCAGAAAAAATTCTAAACTCTTTCATGATTATTTTCTAAAGTTTTATAATGATGTATTTTTCCCTACACTCGAAGAGCAAGGGATTACTACTGTTGTAGACATGGGAGATACTTTTGATAGTCGTAAGGGAATTGACTTTTCTGCGCTTTCATGGGCTAAAAATCATTACTATGATCGTCTTCAAGAAATGAAAGTTCAAGTTCATACAATTGTAGGTAATCATACTGCATATTATAAAAATACTAATCAAGTTAATGCAGTTGATTTACTTTTGCGCGAATACGATAATGTAACTGTATATTCAGAACCAACTGAAGTGATGTTGGAACAACTACCGACACTTTTTATTCCATGGATTAATCAAGAAAATGAAGAACGCACTCTCAAACTTATTCAAAAGACAACTTGCCCGTGTGCGATGGGGCACCTTGAGCTCCAAGGATTTAGAGTTAATCGACAAATCACAATGGAGCACGGTTTGGAGAGCAAACTATTTGGCAAGTTCAACATTGTCTTCTCAGGACACTATCACACTAGATCGAATAACGGAACAGTCTTTTATCTAGGAAATCCTTACGAGATTTACTGGACTGATGTAGGAGATACTCGCGGTTTTACTATCTTTGATACTGAAACCTTAGAACATGAACCAATCAATAATCCTTATAAAATGTTTTATAATATTTACTATGAGGATAATAATTATCAAACTTTTGATGCAAGAGAATATGAAAACAAGATTGTAAAAGTAATAGTCCGTAAAAAGTCAGATATTAAAAAGTTTGAAAAATTTATTGACAAACTTTATGCATCTAATATATCTGAGTTAAAAGTAATTGAGAATTTTGATATTCAAGAATCCGAAGACTTCGAAGCGTTTGAATCGGAGGATACACTTTCAATTTTAAATAGATATATTCGGGAGGCAGAAGTTAATCTTGATAAGTCAGTAGTTCAAAAACTACTTCAAGAAGTATATCAAGAGGCATGTGAACTGATTTAATGTTTATTCTAACAATTAACGGCAGAGAAAAAGAAGGTGCATACTCAGTGATGAACGATGAAGGTGAGCATATCCTTTATTTGTTTCAGGAAGAAGATGATGCCTCTAGGTATGCTATGATGTTAGAAGAAGACGGATATCCAGAAATGCATGTAATTGAGATAGAAGATCATGTAATGATCAAAACTTGTGAACTTCATGATTATCAATATACCATAATAACACCAGATGATATTGTTATTCCTCCTGATAATGTAACTCATGATTTTATTTAAAACTATTCGTTGGAAAAATTTTCTTTCTACCGGCAATCAATATACTGAAGTTGATTTTACCGAAAACAAAACAAATTTAATTATAGGTTCTAATGGAGCAGGAAAAAGTACTGTTCTCGATGCGCTTACTTTTTCTTTATTTGGAAAACCATTTCGTAAGATTAATAAACCTCAACTCACTAACTCTGTAAATGATAGAGATTGTAGAGTTGAGGTTGAGTTTGATATTGGAAATATCTCCTGGAAAGTGGCAAGAGGTATTAAACCAAATATTTTTGAAATTTATCGTGATAATTCACTTTTAGATCAGTCTTCTGCTGCTTTAGATCAGCAGAAGTGGTTAGAGCAAAATGTTCTTAAGATGAACTATAAATCTTTCACCCAAATTGTAATTTTGGGTTCTAGTACTTTTGTTCCTTTTATGCAACTTCCAGCTGCTCATCGCCGTGAAGTAATTGAAGATTTGTTAGATATTAAAATCTTTTCTTCAATGAATCTCGTTATTAAAGAAAAGATTCGTTTCATCAGAGAAGAAATAAAAACTCTTGAATTGAAGAAAGAATCTCTCAGTGATAAAGTTAAGATGCAGAAAGAGTTTATTGAAGAACTTGAAAACCGTGGAAATGCCAATATAAATGCCAATAAAGAAAAGATTGCCAACCTAGACAAAGAAGTTGGAATTTATATGGAAGAGAACAGTTCTGTGGAAGAATCTCTTAATGAACTTATTAAAGAACAAGATTTGATTGCTGGATATGCTGAGAAACTTCGTAAATTGGGAAATCTTAAAGGTAAGATCTCACAGAAAGTATCTACAATTACCAAAGAGCACAAGTTTTTCACAGAAAATACGGTTTGTCCTACTTGTACACAATCAATTGAAGAGACCTTCAGAATAAATAGAATTAATGACGCTCAATCTAAAGCAAAGGAGTTGCAATCTGGTTATAAAGAACTAGAGGAGGCAATTAAAGAGGAAGAGGAGCGAGAGCGTCAATTCATCGCTCTATCGAAGGAGATTTCAGAACTAACGAATGGCATTTCTCAAAACAATATCAAGATTTCTGGATGTCAGAGACAAATCAGAGATCTTGAACATGAAATTCAAGTTCTTACCGAGAACCTTGCAAACAGAAATTCTGAACATGAGAAGTTAGAATCCTTCAAAGAAAACTTAAAAACTACATACGACGAACTCGCTTTCCGAAAAGACACGATCAACTATTACGATTTTTCGTATAGTTTACTTAAAGACGGTGGAGTAAAAACCAAAATCATTAAGAAGTATTTACCGCTGATAAATCAGCAAGTTAACCGTTATCTTCAGATGATGGACTTCTACATCAACTTTACTCTTGATGAGGAATTTAACGAAACCGTCCAGTCTCCTATTCATGAAGATTTCTCTTATGCTTCTTTTAGTGAAGGAGAGAAAATGAGGATTGACCTAGCACTTCTTTTTACCTGGAGAGAAGTTGCAAGAATGAAGAACTCAGTTAATACAAATCTTCTAATTATGGATGAAGTATTTGATAGTTCACTCGATGGATTTGGTACAGAAGAATTCCTTAAGATTATCCGTTATGTGATTAAAGATGCTAACATTTTTGTCATCTCTCACAAAACTGGACTTGAGGACAGATTTGAAAGTGTCATAAAGTTTGAGAAAGTCAAAGGTTTTTCACGTATGGTGGTTTAAACCACTCAAAAACAATGCAAGTCCCAAATTGGAAGCATCATTCTAAAAAGGAACAGAAACGAAAACTAAAACCGCAAGCACTGCGCCAAGCTAAAGCACGACTGGCCCAGTTCAAAAAGCGTCACATGGGTCGCCCAAAAGGCGACCTTTCGTTTTATGATATGCACATACGCAACAAACCAAATGCCCATTCGTCACGAAATCAAGTCTCAACTTGCTCGCTTGCTTGCTACTGAAGATCTCGTAGTTGAGCACAAAAAAGTTTCCACTGCTTGCTTTAACGTTCATACTCGTGTCCTGACTCTCCCTCTGTGGGAGAAAGCGAGTGGTCTTGTGTATGACCTTCTAGTGGGTCATGAAGTCGGTCACGCTCTCTTCACTCCTGATGAGGATTGGTTAGATAAAGTGAAAGTTCCTCAGCAGTTTGTGAATGTTGTTGAGGATGCTCGCATTGAGAAACTGATGAAGCGCAAATATGCTGGACTTGCTAAGACTTTTTACAATGGTTATAAAGAACTGAATGAAGATGACTTCTTTCAAATTAAAGAAGAAGATATTTCTACTTTTAATCTTGCCGACCGCGCAAATCTGTTCTTCAAAATTGGAAATTATACGCACATTCATGTTGAGGATGGCGAAGAGCAAGAAATCATTAACTTGATTGCTGCATCTGAAAGTTTTGCAGATGTTCTGATTGCTGCAGAAGAACTATACAAGTATTGTAAGAAAGAAAAAGAGAAAGAACAAAAAGTTGCTGACCTTGATTCGCATGAGCAACAAGGAAATTCTCAGTCTCCCGCAAATGAGATTGTGGAAACTAATGACTCCTCTTCTGAGCAAGATGGTGAGAGTGAAAACTCACAACCTATGGAGGATGAAGGTTCCTATGGTGGAACTGCTCAGGGAGATCAAACTCCTGTAAAATCTTCTGGTGAAGAGGATGAACCTGAAGTTCGCACTGCTGATTCCCTAGAAGAAAAGATTCGTAATCTTGTAGGCAATGATCCCTATGAGAATACTTATGTTGAAGTTCCTCAACTGAACTTGAATACTGTTATTGGTAAGAACTCTGATGTCCACAAAGAGATTGATATTTCTTTTTTGCATCAGCAGGTTCTTCATAACAATCATGCTACAGATAAGGGATTTACTCCCGCAAATCTTTATAAAGAATCTGACCTAGACTTCAAGAAGTTTAAATCTTCTGCACAGAAAGAAGTCAACTATTTGGTAAAGGAGTTTGAATGCCGTAAGGCAGCAGACCAGTATGCTCGTGCATCAACCGCTCGCACTGGTGTTCTTGATACTGCTCGTCTTCATACTTACAAGTATAATGAAGACCTTTTCAAGAAAGTTTCAGTAATTCCTGATGGCAAAAATCATGGTCTTGTATTTGTTCTGGACTGGAGTGGTTCTATGTCGGATGTGATGCTTGATACCTGTAAGCAACTTTTTAATCTAGTCTGGTTTTGTAAAAAAGTATCTATTCCTTTTGAAGTTTATGCTTTTACAAATGAATGGCGTCGTGGTGAGTATGATTATGAAAATGATCGTTATCTTGCTGCAGACCGCACTCCTCATTATGAAAAGAAAGAAAGTCTACTCGTTGTAGATGAAACTTTCTCCATGATGAATATTCTTACTAGCAAAGTGAATGGTAAAGAATTGGAACATCAACTACTTAACATCTGGCGTCTTGCATATTGCTTTGGTAGAACCTATCATTCTCCTTACACTTATCCCAACCGTTTGTGTTTGTCTGGAACTCCTTTAAATGAAGCACTGATTTCTCTCTATCAAATTCTTCCTAAATTCCAGAAAGAAAACAAACTCCAAAAAGTTCAGTGCATTGTTCTGACTGATGGTGAAGCAAACCAACTTGTTTATCACAAAGAAGTTCGTCGTTCTTATTCTAAAGATCCTGTTCTTGGAACTGGATATGTTAACTCATACAATACTCTTCTTCGTGACCGTAAACTTGGAACTACCTATAAAGTTAATGATGGTTATCATGGATTTACGGATACTCTTCTTCGCAATTTGAAGGATAAGTTTTCCTCTACAAACTTTATCGGCATTCGTGTTCTTGAAAGTAGGAATGCTCAGAGGTTTATCGGTCTCTATCATTCTCAACTTGATAAGGATTATGAAAAAATCCAGAATGACTGGAAGAAACTGAAAAGTTTTACTATCACTAATTCTGGTTACGATGCATACTTTGGATTGTCTGCGACTGCACTTGCTCAAGATACTGAGTTTGATGTTCATGAATGTGCAACCAAAGCACAAATCAAATCTGCATTTGTAAAATCTCTTAAGACTAAAAAACTAAATAAGAAAGTTCTTGGTGAGTTTATTTCTTTGGTGGCATGAAACAGAAATTTCCATTTGAACATGTTGTTAAATACGACACTAAAGAAGTGTGGATTAAGTGTAATAGTAGTACAACCGCTATGTGTATTCCTGCACTTGTGAAAAAATATTATCCTGGATATACTGGGCATATTGCTAGTGCCGACTACCTTGAGCAACTCAAGAACCAGTTGGCGAACTGACCACTGGATGTCCTTGTGACCCCCTTTTCCGTTTATAATGACTAGGTTGAAACAAAACAAACGAATGGCACTCTCTTCTGACTACATCCGCACTTCTCTCCAGGCACTCTACGGCAACAGTGTGACTGGTGCTGATATTCGTGCCTGGTGTGCTCTGAATGACTCTAATTATCAAACCGTTACTAAAAAATTAGATCAGTTTAAAGTTGGTCGCGGTAAATGGAACCTTGAAGTGACTCAACAAAAGGTAGAAGAAATCGAACGTACTTTCCAAGCACCTGCAGTGGTTCCTCCTGTAGAGCAAAACCTTATTCCTGAAAAAGATGATACCTTCGTCAAGTTTGGTAATTTTGCTGATCTTAAAAAGATTATTCAGTCCCGTCTCTTTTACCCTACGTTCATTACGGGTCTTTCGGGTAATGGTAAGACGTTCAGTGTGGAGCAAGCATGTGCTCAACTTAAGCGTGAATTGATTCGAGTCAATATCACGATTGAAACTGATGAAGACGATCTTATCGGAGGTTTCCGCCTTGTTGATGGAAATACTGCTTGGCATAACGGTCCTGTGATTGAAGCACTTGAGCGTGGTGCTATCTTGCTGCTTGATGAGATCGATCTTGCCTCTAATAAAATTCTCTGCCTTCAATCTATTTTGGAAGGTAAAGGTGTCTTCCTTAAGAAGATTGGTAAGTTTGTAAAACCTGCTGTTGGATTTAATGTGATTGCTACTGCAAACACTAAGGGTAAGGGATCTGATGACGGTAGGTTCATCGGCACCAATGTGCTCAATGAAGCGTTCCTAGAGCGTTTCCCTGTGACCTTTGAGCAATCCTATCCTGCCCCTGCAACCGAGCAGAAGATCCTTGAGGGCATCGCTCTGGATCTTGGTGTGGAGGATCGTGATTTCTGTAAGCGCCTGGTGGATTGGGGTGACATCATCCGCAAGACCTTCTATGATGGTGGTATTGAGGAAATCATCAGCACCCGTCGCTTGGTGCATATCATCCGTGCTTATAGCATCTTCCAAGACAAGGCAAAGGCAATTCAAGTATGTGTGAATCGTTTTGATGACGAAACCAAGCAAGCATTCATGGAACTCTATGACAAGGTTGATGTGGACTTTCGTATGCCTGTTGAAGGTGAGTATGTAACTTACGATCTTGACGAGAAGCAAGCAAACTGATAGAATGTGAGGAGGTAAATGTGCCTCCTCTTTTTGTCCTTTTACTATGAAACAAAATGTCTGAAAACTTTGAGAGCACTTATGAAAGTTTTATTCCAAAATCATCAGTAATCTCTGGTGCAGTGGGAACTGATACAATTTATTTTTCTGGATCCCAAGATTATTGGTGTGAAGATGGTTATAGTTTGACTGGAAATCCTTTTTCTATTGCTCCTGATACAATCACATTTAATACTAAAATGAATGAACCTAAAAATCATCTCTGGAAATATAACGAAGATAAAATCCTCAAAGATGTTGAGGATTATGTAACCAGCACCTATAACGGTCACTACTGTGGCGATGAAGAAGATTATGCTGATATCCAAACAATTGATTTGATGGCAGCAAAGAAACTGGCAGCAGGTTTTTGTCAAGCAAACATCCTAAAGTATGGTTCTCGTTATGGGGACAAGGATGGACGTAATAAGCGTGACTTGATGAAAGTTATTCACTATGCTATGCTTCTTCTCCATTTTGACAAACATTATTCCCGCAAAGATAATGGACTCTCTGAATTCTCTCGCTGATTATTATGAAACTTTCTGATAAAACTCTTACCCTCCTGAAGAATTTTTCTTCTATCAATCAATCCATTCTGTTTAAGGAGGGAAACACACTCCGTACAATTTCTGTCATGAAAAACATCCTAGCAGAGGCAACAATTGAAGAAGAACTCCCTAAAGATTTTGGTATCTATGATTTGAACCAGTTTCTGAATGGTCTCAATCTTCATCAGAACGCAGAACTTGATTTTCAGAACGATGGTTATGTCGTTATCAAAGAAGGTAAGTCTCGTTCTAAGTATTTCTTTGCCGACCCTAACGTAATTATCACTCCTCCAGATAAAGAAATTTCTCTTCCTTCTGAAGATGTTTGTTTCCTTCTTGATACCAAAGAACTTGATAAACTGCTTAAGGCTGCTGCTGTTTATCAACTTCCTGACTTGTCTGTGGTTGGTGAAGCAGGTGTGGTGAAACTCGTTGTTCGTGATAAGAAGAACGATACCTCCAATGATTTCTCCGTGGTTGTTGGTGAAACTGATGAAGTATTCACTTTCAACTTCAAGGTAGAAAACATCAAGATTCTTCCTGGAAACTATGAGGTAGTAATTTCAAGTAAACTTCTGTCACGATTTAAGAACACTGGATTTAATGTGACTTATCATATTGCTCTGGAGCCTGATTCTACTTTTGGTTGATATAATCAAATAAGTTTGGAGACTTTGTTTTGAATATCTTTGTAACTTCTCCATTTCCTGCCGAGAGTGCCATTGTACTCCCCGACCGTCATATAACGAAAATGGCACTTGAATGCTGTCAAATGCTTTCTATTGTTGCTTCTCGTTGGTATCATAACTATGGAGAACTTCATAAGAAAGATGGGGCACCTTATGCGACAGCAAAGGGTGCATTTAGAAATCATCCTTGCACTCAATGGGCAGCGGAAACAGTTGATAATGCTTACTGGTTGATTAAGCACGGTATGAATATCTGTGATGAGTTTCAACTTCGTTATGGAAAACCACATTCGTGCTATAATACGCTTTTAGAGGCATACTATTTGTTTCCAAAAGGTAAGATTACAGAAGTG